CTCAGGGAGCAACAGGTGTGGTTTCCGCTAATAGTCCGCTAAGTTTGTCTGGTAGTGGAGTATTAAGTTTAAGTTATTCAAGTTTAGTTATTAATGGAGGAACGCCTTAATGCCAGTTAGCACCTTAATCCAGATCCGTAGAGGAACCACGAGTCAATGGACTACCGCTAACCCTATCTTGTCTAGCGGTGAATTAGGTTTAGATACCACGCTTAATCAGATTCGTATTGGTGATGGGTCTACCGCGTGGAGTTCTCTAACAACCGCAAGCATCGTTGCTACAAGTGCCGATGTTGCCTCTAAAGCCCCAATTGCTTCTCCAACTTTTACGGGAACGCTAACCGCCCCCGTTATTGTGGATTCTGGTCTAAGTGTTGCAGGTTATGTAACTAATACAAGTGGAGGTCAGTTAGGAACTGTTGCCACGATTCCAGCCGCAGGCGTTACGGGAACCGCTATCACGCAATCAACCACAATTGCTAGCGGTGATTTGACAGGTAATTACCCTAACCCAACTTTAACAACAACAGGCGTGACCGCAGGAACCTATACAAACGCAACTGTGCAAGTGGATAATAAAGGAAGAGTGTTATCTGCATCAAGCGGGTCAAGCGGTGGAGCAAACATTGTTGAGTATGTTTCAAGCAGCACTTACAATATGAGTTTCGCCTCAGCAAGCACCCCACAGTCAATGCTTGGTGGCACCTCAGTTGGTTTCACCGTCACAGGCGACAGCACTTACACTTATGATTTCTATACAGCATTTTCTGTAACAGGACCGACAGCAACCTTGACCCCAACTTGGAATTTAGGTTTGACAACTGTTACAGGTTCACCATCATTAGCGCATGTTAGTGAAGTGTTCCAACAAAACAACACAACAAGTTTTGCAACTTTCACTAACTCAACTTATGCAAGAGTTACGGGTTCAGTAGCATTAACGGCGGCTGCTGCAACACGCTATTATGTTATTAGAGCCAGAGGGACCATTCGTGTAACAGGCGGTGGTTCAGCAAAAATCTATCCAACATTATCCGCTACTGTGAATGTGGACAATGCGTGGGCGGTTCAATCTGGCACCACTTTCCAACTGCTATATATTGGAACAGGCACAGCAACAACCTTAGGAACTTGGTCATAATGAATGAAGTAAAAGAATTATTAGCCACTTGGGAAAATGATGGTTTTAATAATAAAGGAACCCTAGACCTTGTTTATAGTGCATTAATTTTAATGATTGATAAAGTTGAGGCTCTTGAAGCACAAGTTAAAGAATTGATAGGTAACTGATATGGGTTTGTTTGACAAAGTAATTGAAAGAGTTGCTAATGAAATTGTTAAAGCGGCTCCAACAGTAACCCCTATAACTGAGGCGCAGATGCGACAAGCATTAAGCACTTATGGTCAATCTGTCGGCTTGCCTCGTGATCCGTTTATTGCAAGTGTTCCGTTTTCTGCGGGTCAGCCAATCGTGCCATCCGCTATTAACCCTGTTCGTGCCGATGGTAGACCAGACCCTCGCAAGTATGAGTACCAAGTTGCTCAAAACATAAATGTTACTGAAACCCGTTTAGTTCCGTTTAAAACTTTGCGTGCCGCGGCAGACCAGATAGATATTCTTCGCAGATGTATTGAGGTTAGTAAGCAGAAAGTTTTGGGGTTGGATTGGGATATTGTTCTCTCGGATGATGCCGCGGAGAAGGTTATGAAAGAAACGGGAGAGAAGTCATTAACCCGTGCTTTAAATATTGCAAAAGAAAAGTTCTCGGATGAGATTGATCGTGCTAAAAGTTTTTGGAAAACACCCGATGTTGCTAATGGTCTAATCTTCACGGATTGGCTAAATATGGCTTTGGAGGATGTTTTAGTTTTAGATGCGTGGGCTGTGTGGCCTCAGCGAACTGTTGGCGGAGATTTGCGGGGAGTGCAGATTCTTGATGGGGCTACGATTAAGCCTCTTATTGATGATAGAGGTATGCGACCAGAGCCACCTTTTGCGGCTTTCCAACAAATTCTTTATGGTTTTCCGAGAAGTGAGTTCTCTGCTCCAACTGAAACTGAGGTTGCTGATGGAGAGTTTTCTAGTGATGAGATGGCTTACCTTATCCGCAATAGAAGATCCACTAGCGTTTATGGGTTTAGTCCAGTTGAAAGGGCGTTACCTCTTGCCGATATTTATTTGAGAAGACAGCAATGGTTGAGGGCGGAATACACGGATGGTGTTATTCCCGAATTGATTTTAAAGTCTGATGGTGCTTTTACGCCTGACCAGTTGAGAGCATATGAGAATATTCTTAACGACCATTTGGCAGGTCAAACTGAGCAACGCAAGCGAGCAAGTATTTTGCCGCAAGGGTTGGAACCAATACAGATGGATGGTTATGGGGAGAAGTTTAAAGACACGCTTGATGATTATTTGGTCACCGCAATCTGTGGACACTTTGGGGTTCAACCGACAGAGATTGGAATGATGCCAAAATCTGGTCTAGGTGGTAAGGGTATGCAGGAAGGTCAAGCAGAGTCTAGTGATGTTTTGGCTGGTCTACCTCTTGCCTTGTGGGTAGGTTCAATGTTGTCGCACCTCTCTTATATTTGGCTTGGTATGCCGAGAGAGTTGGAGTTCCGTTTTATGCCTTCGGGTAGAAATGACTCGGAGGCTGAGGCTAAGGAACACGACATTAGAGTTAAGAATGGAACCTTGTCAATTAATGAGGCTCGCACTAGAAGTGGTTTGCCTTTGTTGTCTGCGCCTGAGGCTGATTCGCCTATCTATGTTGCTGGCACTAACGCGTATTTAGTTACGGATGGAGGTTTAGTTCCATTAACTACTGCAACGGATGGATCTAGTCCAGAAATTGAAACTAACGCGGGAGATGGTCAGAATAACCCTGCTGCTTTGGATACCGAGGCAGAAACGCCTAAAGATAGTCCAGATAAGGCTCAGGTTGTCGATGAAGTAGATGAAGTTAAAGATAAGGTTAAGGCGGCTCAGGCTGAGGTTAAAGCCTTTATTAAGTGGGTTAGAAAATCTCCAACCCGTAATTTTGTTTTTGAAAATCTGCCTAAGGTCTATGGAGAAACTTTAAACAAGTTTGTTGATGTCGGAGATTACGATGGTGCTCGCTGGTATGCCGAAAGATATTTGGGCTAATGAGTTTCTGGCGGGCTGTCGATAAAACAATTTTTAGAACCGCAACCGCAAAAGCAGATGATGTTAGAGAAGGTCTGCTTAAAAGTGTTGATGTTGATGCTGTCGCTAAATCTTGGTTGGAAACTCACCCAGCAGGCGGGCAGACCACTTGGAAAGAGGCAAAAGAATGGGCGAGAGTTCATCTCAGGTTTGATAATAAAGAGTTGATTCAGGCGTTAAAGAGTGTTTATGCTACGGGTTATGTATTGGGTCAAGATGTTGCAAGTCAGGCTTTGGAGTTAGCCAAGATTCAGCAGAAGGCTCCGCAAATAGATTTTGATTGGGATAACTGGGAGGCGGGTAACCGTGAGGCTGAGGCTTTGGTTAGACCAAAAGGTGGTTTAGGTAGGCTGTTGGATAGGGCGGGGATTATGGCTCAGAGCCTTAACGCAACCACTATGGATAGAGTCGGAGTTAAGTTAGCGGATGCTTTAAACCGTGGTTTAGGTCTAAGTGAAACTGCTGAGAGTTTAAGGTCAATTGTTGGAGATCCAACTAGGGCGATTACGATAGCCGCAACTGAGTTGAGTAGAGCCCAGAATGTCGCAACTTTTGACACTTATAAAGAGTCTGGGGTGGAGCAGATTGAGTGGATGGCTTTGGATGAGTGTGAAATCTGCGGGGAGAATGTTGATGCTAGTCCGATTAATTTGGGTGATGAGTTTCCTAGTGGAGATACCGAGCCGCCAGCACATCCTAATTGCAGATGCACTATTGCTCCGATTATAGACACGGGGGAAGATCTCCAAGGGGAAAAAAATGCCAAAGCAATAAGTCCAGATTTTAAACGCCCTGCCGCTGTTGGAGTGATTGGTGAGATGGATATGGTTAGGGCGTTAAATAGGTTAAGTATTTTACCTAATCCGCCTGAGCCTGATATTGAAGAGCCAGAGAAGTTTGTCGAATCGCCTTGGCAGGTGGTCGAGGTGCCAACGATTGATCCTAATAAATGGGATTATGCCAAGATTAAAGTAATTCAGTTAGATTTGCTTTATGGCACAGATAAGTTTTTGAGTCGCAAGAAAGTTAAGAAACATATTGAGGCGATGGGTCAAGCATTAACGCCAAACAGAAGTTATGCTTTGGTTTATTTGCGGGATGATAAGGCTATGATTATAGACGGGCATCACAGATTGAGTGCCTTGTGGTTGCTTGGTTTAGATGAGGCACCAGTTTGGTTATTGGAGGATTAGGTTATGGCTTTACAGCACATTAATACACAGGTTACAACTGCTGTTGGTTTGGTGGTTAAAGTTCCATCAGGTGTTCAGCAAACCGCAGTGCAGATTTTTAATAACACGGGTGCAACAATTTATTTGGGCGATAAGTCTATTACCGCAACAGGTGCAACTGTTGGTAATGCTTTGGCTACCGCAACCTCGGTTCAGATTTGGCTTTCTGCTAACGATGAACTTTATGCGGTTTGTGCTACATCGCCATCTGGTTATGTTTCTGCAATCTACTCAGGTTAAGGTTTAAAATTGGGTTTCACACCTCCCGCAGAAGTCAGGTCTAATGCCAAGCGTGGTTTAGAACTGCGGCAAAAGTATAACCGTGGAGGCACAGCGGTTGGAGTTGCTCGCGCAAGAGATCTATCTAATGGAGCAAGTTTGCCATTAGACACGATTAAAAGGATGAACTCTTATTTCTCTCGCCACGAGGTAGACAAGAAGGGTGAGGGATGGGGTAAGGATTCCGCAGGATATATTGCTTGGTTGCTTTGGGGTGGAGATTCAGGTTGGGCTTGGGTTAAAGGTATTTTGAGAGATGAAGAGAAGAAGGAAAAAGCAGTAATGGATAATTATGCTAATGGATATGCCGAGATTATTAAGCAAGAAAAAATGGAAGATGGAACGCTTAAGGTCTATGGTAAAGCAACAGATGATTCTGTCGACATAGACCAGCAAATCTGTGATCCTGCTTGGTTGGCTAAGGCTATGCCAGATTGGTTTACAACTGGCGGAAATATTCGCGAACAGCACAGCAATATTGCCGCGGGTGTCGCAACGGATTATGAAGTCAAGGGGGCGGAACACTTTATTACAGCCCTAGTGGTTGATCCCGTTAGCGTTAAAAAAGTTGAAAATAATGTTTTAAAGGGTTTCTCTATTGGAATCAGATCTCCGCGAGTAATCCGTGATGATGCGGCTAAAAATGGTCGTATTGTTGGAGGTCAAATTGTAGAGGTGTCATTAGTGGACAGACCTGCAAATCCTAACGCTAAACTAATGTTAGCAAAAGCCGCAGAGAGTGGAGAACTAATGCCAGTAGAACAAACCGATATGCCTAACCCGAAAGATGTTTT